GAAGTTGTTGATGTAATTGAAGTAGTTGTAGCTTGAACCACCTGCAACACACTACCAGTAGGAAGTGTAGAAGAAACCCAAGTAGTTCCATTAGAAATTAAAACATTGCCTGATGTGCTTGGTGCTACAAATTGTGGTGCAGAAGTGCCATTACCAAGCAAAACATTGTTTGCGGTTAATGTAGCCGCCCCTGTACCGCCTTGTGCTACGGTTAAAGGAGTAGTTAAACCAGTTAAAGAAGTTATGTCGCTGTTAGCACCTGATTTAGCGGCAACTAAATTGCCTCTAGAAGTTGTAGCATTGGCAACATCTGAAAGGTTATTGGCTCTAGTAAGATAAGTAGTGCTTAATCCGCTTGTAGCGGCATCTACATAAGCCTTAGTAGCAGCATCTTGAGCATTTGTAGGGTCAGTAACAGTAGTAATTTTGTTACTACCCATATTCAAAGCACCTGTCATAGGTGTTTGACCATCTGATGCTACGCTACCAGTTAATGAAGAAGCAATATCATTAAGAGTGGTATTAGCCCAAGTTGTTGTTACAGTTGTGCCTGATACTACGGGATTACCCGCAGGAAGGCTATATGTACCGCTACCGTTTCTACTCATTATCTATTCTCCGATTTTTCTACTGTCTTTTGTGCGCCTGGAGCAGCTAAATATGGTGATGACTCACGAATAAAATCTGCTAATTTTTGTATTGATTCTGGTCGTTTTCCACCCAACATTGTAACTAGATTACGAACTCCAGGAGCATAAGGCGCAGCAGCAACAGTTCCTAATAAAGCAGCAGTTCCTGTAGCTACGGGGTGTGATTGATACGCTGAAGCGCCACCACCACCTAATAAAGCCCCTGCAAGTGCATTAATGGCAGACCTTCCAGCAGTACCTGTATCGGGAATTTTTCCTGGAAGAACTTGTACACCAGCATCAGATAAGTCTTGCATTAATGCTTTACCTGTAGCAGTTGCCCCTTTTCCTGAAGATTTATCAGCAGCTTTTACTGCTGCTGCTAATTGACTTGGAGTAAACATTTCTTGCGTATTAGCCATAGAACCAGCGCCACGCAATCGTGCAAAGTTAGCAAAGCCAGTATTTATCTTGTTTAATTGTTCGGCAAATTGAGGATTATTTCTTGTTAAGTTTTGACGCAATTCACCCAAAGCAGTAGCGTAAGCATCACCCATAAGTTTTTGGTCTGCATCTGCGCTTGCTTTATATGTTTTAGCAAGACCACCTAATTTTTCTTCTACAACTTTAAACACTTCACCTTTAATTTCACCATTTTTATCTACTCGGCTACTAATAACATCAAATACAGTATCTGAAACTTTTTTTGCATTTTCTGGTGTAATTCCAGTAATTTCTTTTTGAAGATTTGTAAGATTATTTAAAAGAATATTGTCAGGTTTGTAAGTCAATTTAGGCAATAAATCATCATAAGCATTGCTTAATTGAGTTTTAACAGATTCCATGCCAGCACGACCTGTAGATTCAGGTACTTTACCGTTAATAGGTTCTAATGCTCTACGATACGCAGCTTTATTAAATTCTTCAATACCTTTTGTTCTTGATGATTGAATAATATCGCCAAGTAAAGGTACGCTAGTTAATTTATCTTCTAACCTTTGGGCAACACCACCTATCATTTGCCCAGGAGTTAAATTAACACCTTCGCCAATAAGTTTTTTAACAGCAGCGTCTAAATTAGGGCCTACAACATTGGCAACAGTACGACCTAAACCAGTTCCTATAATGCCACCACCAGCGCCATACATAGCTTTTTGTGGCACTTCTGAAATAGCCTCAATGCCTGTTTTGCCTTGTTCATTAGGTGTTAAACCACCAGCTACACCGCCAACGCCAGCAGCTTGCAAATAAGGGTTTGCCCTAGCAAAACTAGGAATCATGCCAGCGCCTTTCATTAAAGCGCCACCAGACAATACACCACCACCAATTTGACCAGCCCCAAATGTCATTGGGTTGGCTTCTTGAAACGGTTTCATTTTATTTAATACTAAATTAGAATATTCAGCAGGTTTACCACCTATATATTGACCAGCAGCCAATAAAGGGTCAGTTATACCTTTTCCAGCACCTACAATAGCGGATTGATAAGCAGGTATTTCTGTTTTTGCAACAGGCGCAGATTCTTCTGCTTTTGCCGTTTGATAGGCTTGAGCAACAGTATTGAATTCAGAAGTACCTTGCAACTTCTGATTGTCAACAATCCATTTAGCGTAATCGTCAGCACTAGACATTATCGTGATTTCCTACCAAGAATTTCGTCAGCTAAAGAACGCACATTACCGTTTGGTACGGGTGCGGCTTTTGGTAATGGCACTTCAATGCTATATGGGTATTGAACGCCATTTTGCATAGTTTGCTGAACAAGACTATTATGTTGCATTGTTTTATTAACCAATACATCACGCATTACATTGACAACTCTTGGAATAGCAGCAGGGTCTGTACCCAAGCTACCAATAGCTTCTTTAAGAGCATTTTGTTGTGCCATTGTTGGATTGGAGTCTGTCTTTTTAAGATTATCCATAATACCCATGTAAGCAGCAGATTTAAATTCTTCAGTATTTTTAACTGTTTCTGGTGAAATATTTGTACCAAAGTTGTTATTAAATAACTTAGCAATTTGCAATTTGGTTTCACCACCAACACCTGCATAAATAGGTTGTTTAGACAAGGCAACCATTTTGTCCATATTAGCCAATGCAGAAGGAACATTCTGCAATGTTTCAAAGTTTTTCATTAATCCGCTTGCAGCTTCTTTTTGAATTTGTTCTTTAAATGGTAATTGATTTTGAACATTAACTGATTGACGATTAGCGCTAGCATTTCTACGCTGTAAATCAAAATCAACAATAGAACCTTTAAATGCTCCAGAACTTACAGCTTGGTTGTAATCCCTTATTAATTCAGTTTTCTTTTCACCGCCAGTAGCTATAGTTGTTAAACCGCCTTCAGGCCCAAAATTAAGCCTAGAAACAGTTTCACCTTCAGCAGTTTTAATAGGTTCAAGCATTTTATAAGCAGACGCTTGTAATTGTGCTGGAGCATATTGACTTGTGCCAGCAGCAAATTGTTCTTGCGGATTGGTAGCAGACATATATTGCTGTATGGCTTGTTGTTGTTTACCACGCAAAGCAGCAGCCAATTCTGTTTGTTTAGTATCTAAATTAGCGTTAGTTAAAGCACCAATACCAGCATTAATCATTGGCAATGCTTGTTGCAATGCAGACGGCCTAACATAATGACCGCTAATCATTTGACCTTGTGGCTGGTTAAAAGCCTGACCTGTTAGCAAACTAGCTAACTGACGCTGACGCTGTAAACCTAATACTTCTGGGTCAGTAGATAGAAATTGAAGGTCTGTTTGTGTTGGTTCTGCCATAATTATCCCTGCTTTAGTAAACTAGCTAATTGTGCTTGTCTTGTGTCTTGAATAGGTTGTTGAGGTGTAAATGTAAATGGGTTTTGATTGCCACGCACTACTGCACCTAATGCTTGACCTTGTGGGTTAGCGCCTTGTGCAAGTTGCCCTAAAGAACTTGAAAGACCTGAAGCCGCACCTTGTTTTAATAAATCAGAAATATTTTTAGCTTTCTTTGCATTATTAAGCACATCTAAAGCAGAAGCTCCTGAAGGTACAGTACCAGCAATACCAGCAGCACCTGCTGGAATAGCCGAACCAGCAGCATTTAAAGCAAATTGTCCAGGCGCTGCCGCCATGTAAGATTGACCAATAGTTGTGCCTAATGTTCCGTCACCAACCATAGTGCCAGCACCCATACCACCAGTTAACCCGCCAGCACCAGTAGCCCCACTAGGTGTTGTAATAGTTCCAAAATTACCAGCGCCAGGAGGGGTTAAATTTGAAATATTAGTTGATGACCCTAATGCTGCGTCTGCACCAGGAGTGGAAGTAATTGCATTAGCACCACCAGCAGTAGCCCCAATAGCAGCATCAGCACTTAATCCTGCGCCAACCGCTTCTGTGCTACTAGCACCGCTAGCCAAAGCATCAAAAAATGCAGTTTGTCCAGCTTCAGTTGCAATAGTACCAGCACCAGCTTCAGCACCAGCAGCAGCAGCAGCTTCGGAAGCAAATAAAGATGGGTCAATATAACCAGTAGCGTAAGCAGCAGCAATAGCAGCAGGTAATTTCCAACCGCCAGGTATTTCTCTGTTTACAGTTGTGTCTACTTCAGCTAAACCTTTGCCAATAGCAGGACCTGGGTCAATAGAAGTTAAAGCATCGCCCAATCCAAAAGCGTTGCCAATACTATTGCCAGGCCCAAAAGGAGTGCGTGTGCCTGCAAAAGTCCAACCAGAATGTTTATTTTTAAACATAGTTATACAGTAAACGCATTACCAGCAAAATTACCGCCAGTCGTAGGGTCAGTAAAATAATTGTTTGTAGCGCTGTTATATCCATTACCAAATAAACCAGTAATTCCGTTATATGCGCTTGTAGCAAGACCAGGGTTAGCAGCAAGACCTAAAATACCAGCAGCGCCTAAACCATACAATCCAGCAGTATTACTTGTAGCTTGTCCTAATGCAGCATTTTGCGCTGCAATATTAGCGTTAGTTTGTGTACCTAAAGCACCCATGTAATCAGGGCCAGCAACAGCAGCTTGAGTAGGTGCATTAATAAAGCTAGGAGTTGCTAAATTCTTAATTTGTCCAGCTTGTGTACCTTGCAGTTGTTGTGCTTGCAAACCTGTATTCATGCCTTGAATTTGTGCGCTTGTTAGCAAGTCATTTTGACCTTGATTAAAGGTACGCATAGCATTTTCGTAAGCCTGTGTGCCAGGAACAATACCTTGGTTTGCTAATGCAGCCGTATTTGATTCTGCGGATTGTGCCATTTGTGGCTGCAATCTACGCATAATAGCTTCGCTATAATTTTCTCCAGGATTAATGCCGTACATAGGATTTGCTTGGCTTTGTTGCAAACCCTGTAATGAAGATTGTGTAAGCGACTGTAATTCTGGGCTTAAAGACTGTGTGGCTGTCCATGTAGGATTACCATTAGCGTCAGTCGTTTGCGAGTAATTAAGGTTTCCATAAGGCGTAACTTGATTTACACGATTAGCTTGAACCGCTTGTTGTGCGCCAGCAAGATTGCCTAAAGTTTGAGCTTGTGCAGCGCCAAAATAAGGGCTAGTAGTTCCAGCATACGGATTAGCCGTATTAGGATTAGCACCTTGCGTAAATGTTGAACCTGCTCCCATTACCTTCTCCTCATGCCCATTTACAATATTCTGGGCGCATCTCTAAAATGACCAAATCCCCATCATCATGTGCGTCAGGGATAATAGCAACATCTTTGAAACCAAGGTGTCGGTCTAGTCTTAGGGCTTTTGTATTACTCCCTGCAACTGTGCCAATTATAACCTTTAATTTCAAGGTGTTAAACGGGTAATTAAAAACTTCTTTAAGAAAATCTTTAGTTGCCCAATGCTGTCCTTCTGACCCTACATGAATCATGCAAGATTTGCCGTAAAAACCACAATAAACTACTACTGCCCGAATCTGTCCATCTAATACTTGACCTAAATAATGTGCATCTTGCGGAGTGGGCATTGCGTGTTTAATAGCCCAATCTTTAATACTTTGCTGATTAAGCAGAATCAAATAACCCCTCCAGGTTCCATTACATAATCGGTAGAAGCCCAATGCAACTCAATTCCTTGTGCTACGGCTGTTAAATTAATAGAACCAGCAAAACCTATTCCTGTTACACCTTGCCAAATACGAGTAGTTATAAGGCCACCACCCCAGTTATTTGCATCCCATTTAGCCGTATCCCAAACAGCTACAGATTGAGAACTAGGATTAAATGAAATAGCGCCCGAATTGTCTATAGGTTGAAAATCTACGCTTAAACCGCATAAAACGCTTGGTAAACCACCATCTGATTGAAGGATAGGTCTTACCATAGTAAAGCGTTTATTTTGTCCTGGTGTGTCAAAATAGCTATATGCTTGTTGCACCACAGCAGTAATATTTGTGCCATTATCTGAAGCGCTGGCATAAAAATTACCTACAAATCCATCGCCACCAAAGTGCATAGTATTGTCGCCAGAAGGCTCCCAACAATATGCTTGAATACCTGTAAACTTTGCCCAAGCCTTAGTAATGGTGTGCATTACATATTGTTCCATTCCTGATGAAGTAGGAATATTCAAAATAAGCATATTTTCAGAAGCAAAATATTGAATTTGCCAGCCAAAATTATTATAAAAATTAGTGGCTGCTTGGCTAATAGGGAAATAAATCTTGTCTGTTAGGTTTATACGAGGGTCTAAACGGGATGATTGCAATGCTGAAGCAAGAGGTACTAAACCGTCTTGGGTCAATAAAAGCAGGTCGCCGCCCCATTTAAAGAAGCATCTACGGCTAAAAGTTTGACCTAATTGCCATACGCCTTTTAATAACCATGTAGCAGCAGTATTAGGGTCTGTACCGTTATAAACAATAACTTCACCCATGCTGGTAACAAATACAGCGTAGTCATCAGCGCCTTGTCCAGCATCTAATGTCCATGTACCCATTGCTTGCAGGAAACCACCATTTCTAGCAATAGAGCCAAAATAAAGCGGTGAAGCAGCACCACCAATAGAATCTACGGGTAAATACCAACAATTAAGACTATTCTTTTGTGTGAAATATAGGCGATTTTTAAATAAATTAACATTAATAAAACTTGAAGAATCTATACCTGTTATGCCTATAGTGGTATAAGTTCCTACTACTGTAGCGTTAGCCGCAGGAGTTGTAGCCATTACATAAGTAAAAGTGCTTGCGCCTGTTTTGGTAATAACAAAAGTGCCGTTATATTCATTTGAAGTAGCGCCACTAACAGTTACTCTATTTCCCGTAATTAATCCATGAGGGCTTGCAGTAGTTAAAGTAGCGGTAGTTCCAGAACGGGTAATACTTGAAATTGTTTGTGCGGTTGTGGTGGTAGCTACCGAAAACCAGTTAGAGCCGTCATATATGGTTACTGGGTCTACACCGTTACATGTAACAAGAAAATTACCAGCAGTATTTGTAATATTGACATATTGCAATTTATCGCTAGTAATACTTGCATATACTTGAGTAGCCGCAGAAGAAGTTGCATCCCATATTTTTGTACCAGCAGCAGCAAATAGCTTATATCCGCTAGTTGTTGGGTAATTCATTAAGGTATTTACTGCCCCTGTAATGCCTGTAGAGGACTTTGTATAGCCTTTACGCATAGTGACATCAGTAGGCGTAGGATACCAATTAATCATCTGTACAGCATCCATTGGCTGCATATTTGCAAGCGAATCACGCCCATTCCAACCCCCAATAGGTGCTGGTACAGAAGCAGTTTTAGCTGTATTTTGTTTAGGGCGCTGTAATAGCATTATGAACCATAGCCTGTATCTGGAATATTAGCGTAGCCAATAAGCACTTTGCTTGGATATGGGGCAAATGATAGATTAGGTGCGCCTTTATCATTGGCTTTAGCAATAGTTAATACACGCTGATAATCTTGGGAAACGACTGTAGTATCAAAACCTTTAATACCCCAATATTTCATTTTGGTAAACAAAACCATTAAACGGTCATCAAAAATAGTCGTGTCTGAATCAGCAGTAAAACTATTTTTAACTGCTCCAGCAGCACTTCTTGCCCAGCCTTTACTTCTATATTCCCAGCCTAAATACTCATTGGTATTCATTACGGGCCATATTTGGAATTGATTATCTAGTATTCTCCAACGCACTCTAGGGCCTGTAGAAATATAACCAGACTTTAACCATTGCCATTGTTGTGCATCTTCAGCACCCAACATTTCCCAATGCTTGGATTTATCCCACATCGTGCGATTTGTAATCGTTTCAAAGTCAGCAGGAAGGTCATAGGCAGTTTGGGCGCATACAACTGACTGTACGCCATCACCACTAGCCATTTGACTCATTACAACTACTTTTGTAGTGTTATTTGCACTTACAACATAAGTGTCTTGAGGAATGTTATAGCCTGTTAATTGCCATTGGCTATCAACACCAGTTAAATCTGTGCCAGCCTCAAAAGTCAAATTATACGAACCATTGACAGTTGTGGCGTTGGCGGTTAAAGATTGTGTGTAGAAACGATACTGGATTTGGAGTGCTTGCCAATCATATTCTTTTAGCAAGTCATAGCCAGCGCCATTCATCAAGGCTAAAATCTGTTGTACATCTTGTGATGTATTGCCAACTACAAAAGACGGTACAGACAAGTTTAACTCGGCTGCGGTCTGTTGCACCATTTCAAGCATCGTTTGGGACATATTAAGCCTCTACTACTTTCGGTTTACGGGTTTTAGGAGTCTTTTCCGCAACCGCAACAAGTAGTGCATCCATTTGTTCTTGCATTTTGGATAGCTTCGCCTCGGTTTCTGCTGTTATTTTAGCATTTTCTTCTTTAAGTGCTTGCAATTCTGCCTCTCTATGTGCTACTTCAGCAGAATCATTAGCTAAATTTAAAAAAGCCTTAGCTTTTAAACGAAAATTATGCGGTGACATACCTGCAACCATACCAATACGCTGTAATTGCTGGTCAGAACAGTCAGCAATAGACTCTACTGTTGCAAATTTAAGCCCACGCAATTCATCAGCTTGGCTACGGGTAACTTGAGGCCATTGGTCTAAAGGTGTGCCAACAATGTCTTGATGATTTGCTACTTGGTTTTGGTAATGCGCCCATTGACGAGGAAAACGCTGTTTATGAGAATCTTGGGCGTAAGTATCAATTTCTGTCAAATTATCGCCAGGAATCATAATTTTTACAAAATCAAATTCTTTAAAAATCGGTCTATTTGCTTCATTTGAAGCATCTTCTTGCTTAACGCTTTTTTTATAGAATTGGACTGCTAACCGTGAATCTGCGCCTTGTGTATCGGACTCTATTGCCATTTTTAATTCTCCAAAGTGGTTTGGGGTTTATAAAAAATAAAAGGGACTCCCCTTGTGAGAGAGTCCCAGTTTTACTACATATTCAATTTAAGAAGATTAACCTATTAAACAGAAGCTGCTGAGAACCAACCATAATCGCCAGAAGCCATTGCGGTTGTTGGTGCTAAGTAAGTACCAGCAGAAGCGGTAGCTACAAAGGTTGATGCGTTAATAGAACAAGTAGTAGTAGAAGCTGTAATAGCTGCACCTGCTACTGCCCATACATAACGGCGACCATCTGATGCAAATACTTCTGCACCTAATGGGCCAAATGTAGGAGTTGTGCCACCGTTCAATGCTTGTTCAGCAACAGTTTGTGTATCAACTAAATCAATCCCTGCGAGGGGGGTAATGGTATATGCCATGATATTTTCCTTAAATAATGTGGTATTAGAAAGGGCTTTCGCCCAATCTATTAGGTTGTCAACAAGCCTTGTAAGAAGCAGTTAGAAGTTGTCAAGTTACCAGCCCAACCGTATAACTTCACGATTGCATCTTGGTTAATAGATTGACGCTCACCACCAATAGGTACAAAGTTACGCTCTTTATGAGGGCGCAAGAAGATGTAGTTGGTGTTCAACATATACATATATGTAGCTGTTTCTTGTGAACCATAACCACCACCAAGTACAACATCGGCTGAAGTACCACCACCATAGAACTTGAGGGAAGCAAAACCAGCAGCGCCTGATTCTTCAGCAGCAATACGCTGAATAGATTGCAATGCGCCTACATAGTAAGAGTACATTGTGTTACCAGCAACAATCAAGTCAGCTTTGTCTGTGCCACGAATCTGTTTGATAGCAGCGTCAGTCATTTTAGACAAGATGTTTAAAGATGTAGCACCTGTAGTAATTTGGTTACGCCAGAAAGTCCAAGTAGCTCGGTTGATTCCTCCGTAGGTTCCTGAAGTTGGAGAAACTGCAACAGCAGCGCCCAAACCATCCAAGTTCTTACCACCGTTACCAGTACCATCACCATACAAGTCACCAGAAATACGGTTTAACAAGCGGGCTTCAGAAACTTGCATACGACCATCTAACAAGTCAATGATTGCTTCTTTGGAACTGTTTTGTAACATCTCTAAGCCAGACATTGTTACTGAGTCTGCATATTGTGAGATTTTATATTGTGCAGCAGAAATAGGGCTATCTGGTGCAATGTTCAATACTTCATATCCGCTATAAGAGTTAGCATTGTTAGTAGCGCTATCGTCATACATAATTTCTTCTAAAATTACATTACCGCCTGAAAAAGGACGAACATTGCCCTTCTGTTGCAAGCGCTGAAGAATTGCGTTGTTTTGTGTTAAGTTGTCTGCCAATTCACCGCTACGACTTTGAATAGTTGTGGCGATAATATCGGTAATTGCTGAGTTAGCATATGCCATGATATATCCTTAAAAAAATGTGCCAAAATTGGCTAGTTAAACCCTGCGACTCATTGCTTCGCCTAATCCTTCGGCTATCAATGACCGTCTATCCTTTTTATCTTCTGGATTACTCACTTTTCCACTAGGTGTAGTGGACTTTGGACTAACCGCAGCAGCCTTAGCCTTCGCTACTTGCTGTGCTTTGATTGCTGATTGTTTGGAATCCTTCAAGAGTCTATCTTGTTCTAATTCCCAAACATCATCATTCATACGCACGGCTTTCTTGTAGGCCGTTTCTAGGTCTTGGGCTTTCCCTAACTCAAGTAATTGAGCCATTTCTTCCCTTACCACATCAAAATGCGGAAACTTCTCCACATCACTTCTTACTCTTTCAATTTCACCCATTAAGCGTTGATTTTCCTCTTGGGCAAATCGACCTTTAATG